AGCTCGAAGCAACGATCAGCCACAATACCGATGTTAGGAATTTGACTTTCCAGACCAGCAAGACCAACATAAGAACATCCAGCCATCCACAACGCTGACATGTGACTTGTGAAGTCATCAATAGGTGCGAGCACTGTTCCATCTGGATTAAAGATGGTTGGTGTACGTCCATCGTTATGATCTTGGAACCATTTCAGGTAGTCAACCCAGTTCTTAACGACTGTCAGTAGTTTAGGTGGAATAGGCTCGTTACGAGCTTTTAGTTCGTGGAGGCAACGTGCAGCGCAATAGAATGCGCGAGCTTCGTATCCATCCCAAGCTTTCTCGTTCCAGTGTTTCATTGTAAACTCATTGGTGTCACCGTATTTCTTAGCGTCCCAACGATCCCATACGAATGCTTGAGCCATAGGACCAGGCATTACAGGGTTGAAGGTTGTGTAGAACCATTGCTGAGCGTCATAAAGGAAGTTGATACTTTCATTCAGACGTGTATAATCAATGTTCTGACCTTTGAAACAATACAGAGTAGGGTACTGATATCCTGGATATGGAAGTCCACGCCATCCATCAAACAGAGCCGTATTAGGGTCACTGATGTTGGAGAACGGGATAATACCAGGTGTGTAGTACAAACTATTTAGCTTATAGTCGATGATTACACAATCACCAAGTTTGGCATTGTACGGATTGCTTCCCTGTACCGTGATACGGAAATACATGGTATAATCATCACCACTCGTAGAGGAGTAGGTGGTAGGTACGTCATTAACGCAATACCAATCAATTTTACCATTTACACCGTTTACCGGATCTGTATCCAGCACCAGATTGATTTGATCAACATGGCTTAAATCAATAACAGATGGTTTAGGATCTGTCTCTGGGTGGTTAGGCTGATAAGCACTTAATTTGAAGCTTGCTGGAGTTAGGTTTAATGTAGACCATGCACCACCAGTTTTCGGAACCATAGCCCACCATCTCCATCCGGCAGCATCTGTAATCGTGATATTGAAATCATCGTTGTAAGATCTGTACGATAGAGACTTTAAGTTTGTTGTCTCAGCATCAAGTAACCAGAAACCGATAGTGATACCACCATCGCCATCCATTGTTGCACTGCAAATCTGATCACTAATTCCTGATAGAATGTTAGTAGTATACTGGAATTGTACCACAGTATTATCACCCCAGTCAACAACAATTCGTGGATCTGCAATAATATATTGACCACCACCAGGAGGAGTTGAACGGACGAAGTTATATAGCGGAATATCCATTGACTGAATCGCTGTCGTACCTAACGGTAGACCACAACGATACTCAACTAAATCATTCTCAGTTTTTGATTTACTCAGCGATAATTCAGGGCGGAACAGCAGACCATTACCTGCATCATCTACACCGGAGAATTGAACACGGAGCTTAGAATTCTGATCTACACGGAACCAGATTGCTTGTTGTTCCAGTGTAGTTTGTGCAGCCACATTCTGACGAATTGTGATATAACCCTCAGAATCACGTCCATATACTGGAGTAGCATCTGATGGGTATGTGTAATCATAACTGATACCGTCAGTAAATGGAATAGCTGCCATTGTTGATTTACGGAAGAATTTATCAAAACGGTCAATATCTGAATAGTCGATACATACCATTAATGAAGACTGCCAGCAAAGCCAGTATTTTCTTTCTCCGGTAATTTTATACATGATGTAGTTAACATCGCACCACCATGTCTCAGCATCCGAGGCATTGTCTGCGAAGTCAAGAGAAATAGGAACGTTCACAGGACGGTTATGCCACATTTCATTACGTCCCATTAAATATCCACCTTTATCCACCGGATTGCAAGTTGCGTAATTGAACTTGTGGTTTCCATTTAATGTTGTGTTCTTTAACTGAACTGTTCCATATTCGGCAACAGAATACCCTTCTTGGATAATATTTCCGTCCCAATCCACTTTACGTCCCAGGCGGTCGATAATCCAATCCACATCATATTGCTGTCCCTTAGCATCCCAGTTTGTTGATCCGTCAGCGTTAGCAGCATATACTGTTGCGTTAACAGAATTCCAACCTAAGTTACCGTCGAAAGCGAACCATGCTTTGTCCAGATATTCACCCCAATGCGGAGCACCGTGAGGAATAACAGTACGCCCGTTTGTCCATGTCATCATGCTTCCTTTGAAGCCACCATGAGTAGGATATCCGTCATCGGTTAACGGGTAGTGTGCCAGGCGCGGCTCTTTCCCGTTAATGATCCAGTTAGGACGATATTTAGCTGGAGGATCAGGAATAGGTTGACCACCGAAGAAGTGATCAATATAGGCTTGCCAGTATTTCTTAGCAGAGTCTAAATATTTCTTATCCCCCGTAGCGAGATATGCATAGGCACATCCAAGAATCAGCACTGATTGACCTTCGGTAGTAGCGTCACCATTTGGCTGACCTTCTTGACCTGTCCAGTTAATAAAGTGTCTGTTGTTCGCTAATACGAATTGTGGGTTGAATACGTAGTGTTGAACTGTAGGATCAATAGTCAAACCCGTATTACGATCAAGGAACTGAATATGTCCCTCAATCAACTGAAAAGCATTGTCAATATTGTGCTGTGTTCTTGACATTAAATAACTCCTGCTGTCGCTAACTTACCTGTCCAGGTAGCGCCGTTGTCATAGCTGGTGAACTCGAAAGTGTCAACAGCCCCTTGTGCATAACTCAACACCGGATCACGTCCATAGCTCCACTTGACAGAAGGAGGCCATGATACTAAATTAGCACCACTGCCTTGTTTCAATGCCAATACAAACGTCTGAACCACGTTCGTAGTAACAGGAATGTTTGTGAAGCTGATTGTGCATGTTGAGGATGATAGTGTGGCAGTGAAATAGTCTGCCGTGTTTAAGTCTAAAGATAAAGCACTACCTACTGTTCCTCTTACAGAGAGGCGGTTACGCACCACCCCTCCTCCGGCAAGAAGAACTTTCAAGGCAGTTTTCTTAGTGATACCCGCTTGGTCAGTAATGAAGAAATCATTATCTCCTACTGACGTTGTTTGGGAAAGATCACTAACCTTGATTGTTGTTAGATCTGCCATTTATACTGTTAACTCCCATAGTTGCAGTAATACCGAAGCCATTATCATTCGCCAATGCTTTGCCACCCTCGTTGACCATGATTTTCTCAACGAGTCCTTCTTCAACCCATTCATTCCACCAGGTAGAATATGTTCCTCTTGGTAGCCCAACAAAGTTGATGAAGCGGTATAGACGGTTAGAAGAATCGACAATTTCGAATGCTTCACAAGTGATCGAAGCGTTATCATCCCCAGATTCAGGATAAATAAATTCTTCGGAAGGTTGTGTGTTAAATACTGAGGTAACAGTATCTGCACCAACTGTAACAGTGACATTCATAGAGTAATATCTTTCATCACGATCAAAGTAGGACGTGTATGAATTGATATTGTCTACGTAAATGTTGTTAGCAATTTCAGCCAGGAAGATTCTGTCCACAACTTCTTTCTTCTTAGCCACACCTACAATTTCTTGGAGATATGGTACACCGAATTGAGAATTTAGGAACCACTCTCCACGATATGTTTTAAGAGTGATACCTAAAGTTTGAGCAGCAATTTCCGTCTTCGTTGTCGTTAGTGTAAGATCCCCGTTCGCAAGAACGAGGTCATTATTACTACCTAACTTTAGATCAAATGGAATACCCATTATTATTCTCCAGTAGGTGGATCAGATTCACGAGAACTATTACCGCTCTGAACGTTACGGACTGTGTGGGTGTGGTTATGGAATCCAATACCGTTACCATCAGTCATCTTACCGCTTTCGTCGATAATTAAGCCGTTAATGTTTACTACGCCACCTTTCCATGTTAACTTACCGCCAGAGATGGTTAATGTTCCCGTACCATCTGTGATAGTTATTCCAGAAGGTGTCATATCCATTTTCATGCCTTGACTATTGTAAATGGAAATAGTACCTGTCGGATCGAATGAGGCGTATGTATTTTTATTGTTTGAGATAACCACTTTATCGGAGTCAACTGGTTCAGTTGAATCGGTTGCAGTAGAAATCTTAGGAATGAAGCAAGCCGGATAAAGCCCACACGGTTGAATTAAAGTGCTTCCGCTGGAAGAGTCACCAGATGTTTGGAATGCGTTAGATGGATCTCGTTCAGAGAAGATCACCACTCCAATATCTCCCGCTTTAATCGGGAATGAAATGCGTCCAGTACCACCACCATTTACCATAAAGGGTACATCGTGGAATGTTGGATAGTCAATTTCATCATCAGTAGAACGTGTGTTCTTTACGATAGATTCCAGTGTAACTGTTTTACCGCCGTAGTCAACGCCTGTAACACGTACAGGCAATGATGTATGAACTTCCGCAAGTTGCTCCAGCATTAAACCTCGAAGAGAGGTTACAAAATTAAGAGCGTCCATTATTTACCTTTCTTGATAATTGCGGATACAGATACAGACTCAACTTCTGTTGTCCAATCTTTCCCTTCTTTGTCGCCAGTGTGTGTCACAGACACCACTTTAAATCCACCATCATAATCGTGACTCTTGAGCCAAACTGTTTTCTCTGGTAGAATAGCGCCATTCATTTCACATTTGAATTTAACACCATCCGTAGGTTTCTTAGACTTCTTAGAAGACTTGGTAACTTTCTGGGTTGGTTTAATATCGTTGTGGAAAGGTTCAGGACTTCCGATTAAACCTGTTTCTGGGCTAATGTACGCACAACGTGCGCTTGACATTTGAGATCGAGGTGTAACATACACTGAACCATCTTGAATAGACACGTTATGATCGATACTTCGACAAATATGTTCAAGATAGTGCGAAGTGTTTCCGCACATCGCTGTGGCTGATGAAAGTGTTTGGTCTGTGTCAATGTGAATATTACCCTCGGTTGTACCGAGATCTTTCACCAGGTCACTTACTACTTTCTTAACCTTAGTGCCTTTTGGATAACTACGACTTGTACGGGCTTCGGCAATGTTAATGCCACCGTCAAGGCAATGTAACACTGTCTTGCGTTCCGTGTTATTGAATGTGTCACTTACCCATTGCACAGTTCCTTTGAAAATCATAACTAAGTCTTGACCTTCATATCCAACTGCCAATGCAACTGCCAAGTTGTTTCGGATAGAACGGTTAATATAGTTTACTGTGTCATCTGATAAGTTATAAATAGTAATCTCTGCCTGATTAGGATCTTTATTATTATCTTTCTTTACTGTGAAAGATATTTGATGTTCCGTAAGTAGATATAAATTAGCAGACGACTTTGTTGTACTTGAAATCTTTGTGTCCAAATCAACTGTCGATTTAAATGAAGAGTTCTTAGTACGTTTCTTTGAAGTATCGGTAGCTGTACCGATTAGAAGCTTATAGGCTCTATTTAAGTTAGGAGCCGGAGCTTTCGTATATTGTCTTTCTGTTGTATCTGCCACGTAACCTCCTATTAAGCTTGATCAGATACTGCATCTATGTAGACAAGTGCAAAACGTTTATCTAATCCGGTTGTTGTGAAACCTGGTCTTCCGTTCATCTTCACTGTGTCTACCAAGAAAAGCTGTCCATCTGGTACTGATTCTAAATGTTTGTACGGCAATAGTAAGTCTAAACCGTTTGTAA